TATAAAAGAAGATTGGATACCAGTAGCTCCACGAGTTCGTCCTGTACCGACTACTTCTCCTGTCATGGATAGAGTTTTATCTGGTAGTTTTGCAAATAAAGGTGACAACAAAGTATCAAGAGATAGAGAAACACTTATCACTAATGGTGTTGCTATCATCAAGGCGAATGAAGGTAAATATGTTCGGACTAAGGACAGTATCGCAAAAGTTGTAGAATCTCCTTATCCAGAAGGATTGGATGTATATGCTGATTTCTCTGATCGTAATGGATCAGTAACAATAATTAAGAATGGTATATGGAATAGAACTGCTAACTCTGATGATCTAACTCGTATCATGGATAATGAGCTTTGGGGTGAGTGGTATGATGGCACACCAACGTCATTCGTTTATAAATTAGAAGACATTGATATCATTTGCACTGATGGTCAAGCGTGTGAAAGTTTTCTAAATGTGCAAGTTTTAAAGCAAGGTATTGGTAGGAAACCAACTATTCTTTATTCTAAAAAAGATACTCCGACCAAGGCAGTCAAGTCAGTATCAGATTTTTTGGAAAATCTTGAGTTACGCTTAAAAGATTGTGTACGGTTGATGGGTGAACTTGGTATAAAGGTTGATCCCCAAATCTTACCCCAAAGTGGGCTCCGTCCTTGGAATGTTGTTGGTGTTATGCCTTTGCTAAATAGTGGTAAGTTCAAAAAATACTACGAAAACGGAATGTTAATTCCTAAAGATGAGTTTTTGCGATTCAATACAACAAATTTATTTCATTTGTCTGACGAAGATACAACTACAATTGAAGAAGCAGTATTAGGGAATGCCGCATGAGTTATAAACCGTACACCATGAAGGATGTACATGATGCGTCTAACCAAGAGAAGTTTCAAGTCATCTCTACCTTTGCTGGTGGAGGTGGTTCTTCTACTGGTTATCGGTTGGCTGGCGGCAAAATACTTTGTATTAATGAATTTGTAGAGGAAGCAAGACGCACATACAAAGAAAATTATCCAGCTACACCAATACTACCAGATGATATAAAACAACTTACTGGCAAAGATTTAATGGATGCTGCTGGTGTTAGTGTGGGCGAACTAGACATACTTGATGGTTCACCGCCCTGTTCTGCATTTTCAGTCGCAGGGAAATTATCTCACAATGTTCATGAAGAAGAACACGTTGATTTGTTCGGCAATGTTACAATTAAAAAAGTAACAGGTAAACATTCTGATGGGTGGGGTCAGACTAAAAATTATTCTGATGGTAAAATGGTAGAAAATATTGAAGATTTGTTTTTTGAATTTTTACGAATTGCAGAAGAAATTAAACCGAAAGTTATTATTGGAGAGAATGTTAAAGGTTTAACTATAGGTGAGGCTAAAGAATATTATAATAAAATTACGAATCAATTTGGAAATATAGGATATGATGTTTCCTCAAAGGTTTTAGATTCCCGTTATTTTGGAGTTGCACAAACAAGAACAAGGGTGTTCTTTATTGGCGTTAGAGAAGATGTAACAACTGATATTGGAATTACTTTTATGAATATAGAAAGTATCTTTCCACAAAAAAGTAGAGAAGTTATTACTCTTAAAGAAGCTCTAGTTGGTCTTGAATATGATGAAGATGAAGTAAAATATCTCACAGATAAATTTACTAATACTGCATATTGGAAACATACTGGTAGTCGTATGCCAAATGATCCTAAGAAAGTTCTCACTGGTATGGATTATCATCCTAAAGGACATCACTTCAATCTTAAAAGAGTTTCGCAGTATCAACCAGCCCCAACTATCACGGCTATGGGCTCTGGTGATACAACAGCAGGTGCCTTTCATTGGAGCGAACCAAGGAAGTTGACTCTAGGTGAATTAAAGCGTATAATGAGCTTACCTGATGACTTCAAGTTGACAGGTAAATGGAATCAGCGTGCCGAAAGGCTAGGCCGCATGGTGCCAGCGATAATGATGATGAGGATTGCTGATGCTGTATATGAAAAAGTTTTAAAACATTATAATGATAAATAGAAATGTAGATCACGGGTTGCCGCCCCACCTACTCTAACGCTTTGAAGGAGCATCAGCATGTCTATTTATCTTTCCAATAAATATCTCAAAATCTATTATAATCTAGTGAAGTGTTCTTTTGATAGAACACCACCAAAGACTTGTGAAAAACATCACATAATTCCCAAAGCTTTGGGTGGCACAGATAACCCCAAAAATCTTGCATATTTAACACCTAGAGAACATTTTATTGCTCACTTGTTATTGTTAAAAATAACAGAAGGAAGTAATAAGTGTAAGATGGCCTATGCTGTTAATCGTATGAGAAATACTACAAACAAATATAAAATTACTTCACGGCAATATGAAACTATAAGAATAGAGTTTTGTGAAGCAATGCGGTTAAACTTTTCTGGTAAAGATAATCCTATGTATGGTAAACTTGGAGCACTTTCTGCAAGCTCTAAACCTATTATTTTTAATGATATACACTTTCCCTCAAAGAAAGAGTTATATGAATATGCAAAAGAAAACTATAATTTGAGTTCGTTTGTAATGAAAAAATATTTGAAAGATAAAAATGTTACAACTTTTAAACAGTGTCTAGAAATTTTAGAGAGAAATAACGAGAACTCTAAACAGGCGGGTAATGCTAACAAAGGCAGACCCTCACCCAATAAAGGAAAACCAAATCCATATAAGGGCATACCTGTTGTAGACCGGCCGATTGGTCGGAGAACCAATTACCAAGAGTGGAAAAAAAGAGGAATTAGGCCATGGTTAAAATAAACAACAAAGGGCATTGCAATCTATGGATAATTGTGTTATTATGAAAACAATGAACGTATTGGAGAAATATAATGGCTGATTTTACTTTTGCTCATAGGCAAGAAGGATTTGATGAACATATTGATTGGAGTATTCGTGGATATAATGATTTATTGGACGATATTGTAACATTTTCTAGGTATTTTGTAGAAAATGAAAGCATGGTTGTTGACATAGGTTGTTCTACAGGTAAAGTGACAGAACGTATGATTAAAACGAATAACGACTTTGCCAAGGATGTTCACTGGCAAGGAGTAGAGATTGCTGAAGGATTTTTCGAGGCTCTGGATAAACGACAAAGAGAGATAGAAAAAAAATATGATGCATCTGTTACGTTTTATAAGCATGATGTACGCCATTTTGATTTTGAAGATTGTTCTTTGGTGACTTCCATATTTACTTTACAGTTTATGCCAAAAAAAGACAGACAAAAAATTATAGATGATATTTACAAAGGATTAAATCCAGGCGGAGCATTTATATTTGCAGAGAAGGTTGATTGCAGAAATGCTCGTATACAGGACATGATGACTTTTAATTATTATGATTTCAAACATAACAAGTTTGACTATGATGACATAATGACCAAAGAACGTACCCTTCGGCATATGTTAAAACCAAATACCTTTGGTGAGATAAAAATTATGTGTAAAAATGCAGGGTTTAATACTGTACAACAATTCTGGCAGAACCATCTTTTTGTTGGTGCAATAGCAATCAAATAAATAGGATGGATAATTTTGTACGTTTATATGATGATGTGTTTGATGCAGATACATGTTCGCATCTTATAGATAAGTTTGAAGCACATCCTGAGATGTATTTTACTCAAGATAATGCAAATGGTGCTACACTTACAGTTATTCATATGATGGGTCATGATGCCGAAGGTAAACAACCTTTTGCTGAAGATGTAAATCCTTTGTTTAAGGTTCTTTCAGAAAATGTTGAGAGATATAAAAACGATATATTAGAAAATGAAAATCAACAGTGGCCAAAGAAATATGGATTTGAACCACCAAAATTTAAACGGTATCTACCAGACACAACGGATGAATTTCCAGAACACGTAGATGTCACAAGTCTTGAAAATTGTAAACGATTTTTGGTGATGTTTATATATCTTGATGATAATGAAGCAGGACATACTTTAATGAGAACTTACGGAGAGAACATAGCTATTCCCTGTAGAAAAGGTTCTGTTTTATTTTTTCCACCATTTTGGCCTTGGCTACATGCTGGAAGAAAACCTGTAGATAAACCGAAATATATTATAGGGAGTTATTTGCATTATGTCTAATATTAAAGATCGTTACGCCTTTGTTACAGACAAGAAAGAAAATTGGCAGTGTATTGGTATTGTTGGTGGACGATATGAAGGGGTAATCTACAAATATGGTAAGGTCACAATTCCAGAACCTCCCGAAGAAAATTTCGAAGGTGACTTGCCTTTAAAATTTAAATATGATATGATAGATTCTAATGGATTACCAGAAGAATATTTTACTGAGGATTTCCATAAACTTATTGGAGATATTTTAGTGAATATTTTAGATGACCAATTGAACAAAGGTATGTTACAATATGTCACAGACAATTGAACGAACAGCATTAAGCCAACTCGTTTATAACGAGGAGTTTGCTCGTAAAGTTCTCCCTCATATGAAGGGAGATTATTTTTCTGATCGAACTGAAAAAACTATTTTTGAAGAGATTACAAAGTTCGTTGACAAGTATAAGAAAATACCAACTCAGACTTCATTAGAAATTGAGGTACAGAGTAGAAAAGATTTGAATGAAAGTGACTACAAGAAAGTAGTTGAAGTCATAAAGACACTTGAATCTACGGATGTAGATTTTGATTGGTTGGTGGATACAACTGAGCAATTTTGTAAAGATAAGGCGGTGTATAATGCGATTGTTGAAGGTATACAAATCATTGATGGAAAAGATAAGAATAGAGATGTATCTGCAATACCGAGCATTCTCACAGATGCCCTTGCTGTGGGTTTCGATAATGCTGTTGGCCATGATTACCTGTTGGATAGTGATTCCCGATATGAATACTACCACGCCGTAGAGAAGAAAATACCATTTGATCTGGAGTTCTTCAATAAGATCACCAAGGGAGGACTGCCCCCCAAGACACTGAACATTGCACTTGCTGGCACTGGTGTTGGTAAGTCTTTGTTCATGTGTCATGTGGCTGCAAACTGTTTATCTCAGGGTAAGAATGTGCTTTACATTACATTAGAGATGGCAGAGGAACGTATTGCAGAACGAATTGATGCAAATCTTATGAACATCAGTATGGAAGATTTACATGATTTACCAAAACAGATGTTTGATGATAAGATTTCAAAGATTATAAAGTCCACTTCTGGTACGTTGATCGTTAAAGAATATCCAACTGCATCAGCACACACAGCTCATTTCAGAGGACTTCTTAAAGAACTTGCTATTAAAAAGACGTTTAAACCAGATATTATATTTATAGATTATCTGAATATATGTGCATCCAGTAGATTTAAAGGAGCGACTAGTGTCAATTCTTATATGTACATTAAAGCAATTGCAGAAGAGCTTAGGGGATTGGCTGTTGAATCAAATCTGCCGATTATGTCTGCTACCCAAACCACAAGGTCGGGATTTGTATCTTCAGATGTTGGTTTAGAAGATACATCAGAGAGTTTTGGGCTTCCTGCTACTGCTGATCTTATGTTTGCACTCATTTCTAACGAAGAACTTGATGAACTTAATCAGATTGCAATTAAACAGCTCAAAAACCGATATAATGATCCCACAATTAACAAAAGATTCGTTTTGGGGATAGATCGTGCTAAGATGCGTTTGTTTGATGTGAAATTGTCAGAACAAACTGATCTTGTTGATTCTGGTCAACTGCCCGAGGAGATGTTTGCAGAACCAGTTTTCGAGGAAAGTGACTTTGGAGGATTTAAGGTTTAAAAGTAATAAATAGAGTCAACAAGCAATGGAGCAATTGAATGACTATTACAGCAATAGATGCAGCCCGACAAATCCGAAATCGAACAGAATCCTACACTCCACCTATAGATAAGATCCAGAATTTTTTGTATGAAGACCGAGTTGATTTAACTGAAGATATACAATTTCCTTCAGATGTGTTTGATGGTTTTGAGTTTACTCAAACTGATAAATCTGAAAGATCAAGAGTTGTAATTAAAGTTGTCTCAGATGATAGGGATGCTGATAGGGACGAAATTCTAAGACGATTAAAAAATGCTGGAATTTTGGCTAACATAATATCAACAACTTCTTCAGTTGATCCCATTGATGGTAATTTTGAAGGAAGAAATTTTAGAATTAATGTTAAACCTAAATCTGGTGGTATGGGAGAAAGTACACTTAATTCTAGTATTACAGAGTTGTTTCCTTGCATTGCTTTTGAGAAAAAATTAAATCCTAAAAATGTTCAAGATTTTATGCAAAAGTTGATGAATACTGACCTATCTAAATGTAAATGCATAATTGGTAGTGATCTTGCTGCAGCAGAAACAACAGTGAATAGTGCAGACACATCTTCTAAATTTAAAGAGAAGATGGAAAATGCACTTGGGATATTGGATTTCATAAACGATCAACATAATGATAAATCAATTAAAAATGTGTATTGGGGATATCGTGGTAAACCAAGAGGTGTGCCTGAAAACCATCCTGGCGATATGTTTATTGAATATACTGGAATCAAACCGAAGTGGTTAGGAGTTAGTCTGAAAGCTGGTGGAAAGAAAACTAAAGAACCTCAATTAAACACCTATCACAATACAATATTTGTAAACTCTAGAGGCCCAGATTTCAAAGATAAGGCTGGTATGGCTGCTTTACGTAAAAAAGTTTATGCAGAAGTTTATTCCAAAATTAAAGATATGCCTCTAATAGATGAATACGATAATCGGAAGGGGAAGAGCAAAACTGATGCAGCAATAAATAAGTTGCCAAAAAGAGATCAAGACAGTTATTATGACGACTATTTGGCCATTGTTAGACAAGCCCTTGTTGATAGATTTAACAAAAATAAGGCAGCAAGTATGCAATACATAAAAGATGCAATTTTAAGAGAGGCGCCAGATGTACCAACAATAGTTATTAAAGCAGTAGGAAGCTCATATGAAGAAGTAACCGACAGGGATGAAGTTGGTGTGTTCCTTCCTCAAGTTGAATTTATACAAGCATATCTTAGTAGTAGTGGAAAGTCAAAACAAAATTGGTTTATTGCCTTGTTATCTGGTGATGAAGTTGTTACATTATCAATGGCTGTTAGGTCTAGTACAGGGGGCAAACTGAAACAGAATAATTTAAAAGTTACATATAATGGATTGAAGTAATGATAACTTTCAGAGAACTTACAGAAGACAAAGGTGGTAAGAACCTTCACCTAGAACATCTAGAAGATGAAATCATCAACTATGGTGTAGATGGCGGCCGTGCTGCCCTCAACTTCCTACGTTCTCTAAGAGACATGCTTGCTGGTGCAAGTCGATCCTCAATAAACATGACTGTGAAATGGGACGGAGCTCCGGCTATTTTTGCAGGGGTTGATCCATCTGATGATCAATTCTTTGTTGCAAAAAAGTCTGTATTTAATGTCAAACCATTACTGTATAAGACAGAAAAGGAAATAGATGAAGCTGGATTATCCGGCCCTCTTAATTCTAAATTTAAGATTGCACTTAAAGAATTTTCTAAATTGGGTATTAAAGGTGTTCTTCAAGGCGATCTTATGTTTACAGATGATGTTGAAACGGAAACCATTGATGATGTTAAGTATTTTACATTTCAACCGAATACCATAGTCTATGCTGTACCTGTAGATAGTGATTTTGGTAGAAAAATAAGAACATCAAAGATAGGAATAGTCTGGCACACCACATATACAGGTAAAGAATTGCAATCAATGAAGGCATCTTTTGGTGTTAATATTTCGGGTCTTAAAAAAACGTCTAGTGTATGGATGGATGATGCAACATATAAGGATACTTCTGGTAAATCTACATTTACTGCTGCAGAAACAGAAAAAATCACTAGCGTACTAT